AGCCTTGGGCGGGGGCGGCGGATGTGTATAAGCGACAGGGTATGCTGCCCACGACCTTACCCGCCGCACCTAACGCGCCCTGTATAAACGCCACTGGGTCGAGTGTTGCCGCGCTGCGCGCAACGTCTTTTAACGCGTTACCGGCCATGCTCGCGCCCTTCACTAATGTGTTATTAGCGAACTGCTCTTTTTTCATTTCGGCGAGTTTTTCCCGCCCGCTGCGTGCGGCTAAGTCACGCTCCATTTGCGTGACTTGCTTTCGCGCGTTTATTTCGGCGCGAACACCGCCGAACGAACCGCCACCCCCGCCGAAACTCAGATTTGTTTTTTTGACGAGTTCTTTTTTGGCTTTATTGATTTTAGCCATCGTCGTTAAAACGACGTTTTGATCTTTGACGCCGAACTTGACAAGCGCGTCAATCACGAGCGCACCGCCCGCGCGAGGTCGGCGATATATTCGCGGTCAATAACAGGTTTTAGTTTTTGAACGTGTAAAATAAATTCGGGGTCAGCCGTTTGAAGCTCTGTGTAGGTAAAAAGGTTTTTCGCCACACACTCCCCCCACTCTATTAAAGAAACGGCGTAAAAAAAAAGTTTTCTGCAACGTCGCCGAGTAGTTTTATCACAGCGGCGTCAATGTTCGCAAAGTCTTTATTGATCGGCACCACGCCTTTTTTTATACAGCGTTGCGCGTTGAGTTCTTCAAGCGCGGCCATGATAGACACCTCGCGCGCTCGCGCGATGCGAAAGCCGTTAATCGGTTTTTCGAGTGCGTATTCCGTCGCATCGTAAGCAATCGTTACGCGTTCGGGCGTCATCGACACCACGTCAGCAAGCGCACACACAGCGGCGCGCTTGCGCATAACGTCACGCGAAACGTCAGTCGAGCGGATAAGTTCAAGCCACGCGCGCTCTTTTTCGGTCGGGCGCGTGTCTGAACCGTCGCCGATTTCAGTTGAATCGGCGTTTATGATTTTCAGGCGCTCACGCGTGACGTGCGGGATTTCACTCATACTATAGCGGCTGTCCCGTTACCGGGTTAATCTGAATTAGGTCGCCGAAATCGAGCATAATTTCGATTGTCGGTTGATCGTAAGCAATTGTCGGTGTCGGTATGACCGGCATAAAGCAGCGCAAGTGCCGTTGTATGCGTGCAAGGTTGTCCGTGTCTGTAAACAACTTATAGTAAAAATCAAGGTTGAAAAGTTGCTGCGGGTTGCGTTGCGCCCACGAAACGAGTCGGTCGATGTCTGTACCCATGAGCAGAGTCATCGGGCGCGTGCCTGCGCGGCTGTTTGTCTGCATAACAACGTCGTTACCTGCATTAGCAGACAGAAAACGGTTGCCGCGCTCATACTTCGGAGTGATTGGCCCCAAAAATGCAGACTCGTGATAAGCGACCTCGCCACCGAACTGTAACGGCCCCTCGCTCGTTGCGCCGATAGGGGTGAGTGTCGCGACACACTCCGCTATATTAACTCTGACTGATTCGCCTACTGCCATTTTATACCTGCCTTAAAGACCTTGCAAAACAAACGGGATGTAATGCAGCGCCGAATAATAACGCACCTGTGCGACGATTGCGCCCACCGGCAAAATGCCGGTGCTTTGCCATGTCGGGTCGAGCGCGAGAATTTCGGCTTCGCTTTTCAGCGTCGCGACAAAATCGGCCTGCCCCTGTGCGTTTGTCTGAATTGCGCCAACTTTCCAGCAGTCGTTTAGCTTGCCGACAAAGAGCGCAAAGATTTTTAACAGGTCGCTATAGCTCGCTACAACGCCCGGCTGCCCGGCTGCCTGCAAATCGTTTCGCACGCCAACGCGCACGTAGTCGGCAACAAAATACTGCGCTATTTTTGTTTCGATCTGCGGAGTTGTGGGCGGGTCGGTCGGCGCGTTCATTTGCGTATTGTAAACGAACGCAGAATTGCCGACGTCTTTCGCGCCGTTGTACTGCGCGAGGCCCGCCGCCTCTATCGTGGCGCGGAAAGTTTGCGGGAAAGTGTCAGCGAGCGCGCCGGGAAAATCGTGCGCGTCAGAGAGTGACCCTGCGGAACGGGCAATAAATCCGCCGTACAGAATAAAAACAAGCATCGCCAAAATCGGGTTATTATATGCAAGCGTATATTCGTCAACTTCGGTATACCGATTTGACACGAGTGTCAACGTGTTCGGCGCGCTTGCGCGCAGCGGTTCGGTTGCGTCGCTGAGGTCAACGGGCAACGCGTAAACATCCTCATAAGATTCGAGCGACAAGGTAAAAACAAAAAGTTTTTCGCGCGCATCGGTGCACCACGCATTGATTGTTTTCGCATCGGCAATAAAATCGGCGTAGTCGTCAACGCCCTGTGTCATTGACGACAGGGTGAGAAAAGACCAGTTACGCGGATATTTGTTCGCAAGCGTCAGGTCGGCGTCGGTGACGGCTGCGCCTGCGGTTGAAAGTATGTAAAACTCAGTCGGCGCGATTTGACCGGAAAAGACAAGCTCAACGTCTTTGCAAATACCCGGCGCGCTGCCCTCGTTCGCCGCAATAAACGCTTCATAAGTTGCCGCCGTGAGTTTGATTAAACCCGTTTCAGCGTCAGGCACGAACGAACCGTCGAGCGTTTCGCGTGTCACGGCGACGATAGAGCGAGGCAAACCGCCAAGCGCGCCGACCGTCAAGGTCGAAATTGTCCGTATAAACGATGCGGGAAAAGCCATTTAGATAACCTCTGTTTTAATCGTACTCGCCACTAAGTGCGCCATTGACTACCGCCAACGCGCTGTCAACCGAAGAATCAACGTACGGCGTAATTTCAAGGGCATAAGAACAAACCGCCGCAAGCCTGAACGTCGTCGCGAACGATACTTTCACGCTGCCTGCGTTGTACCCGATGTCAACCGGGCCGGTGATTCTTTGCAGCGAAACGAGGTCGCGCCATATTTGAACGCGCGTGTCTTGTATGGCGTTCATAACTTTATCGTAAAGCACCGTCAGCGCAGCGGCGTTATATTGTTCATTTTCTGCCGCCGCGTAATAATTCATTTGAAAATCAAACCACGTTATGATTTTACTTTCCCGCGTTGTGTGCGGCGGTCGGTCAATGTTTGTCGGAAAATGCGTCTGAAAATACGGGTAGCGGGGTCGATCGGCGCGCGCCTTTTGCTGCGCCGGGTTTATGCCGAACGCGTAACAGCGCGGGTCGTCGCCCTGCGCAACTAAAAACCCGTTCATTCGCTTATTCAGCTCATAATAAATTTCGCTAAGCGTCATTCGTACACCCCGCCCGGCTCTGCCGCAATGAGGTCGAGCGTAAGCACCGTTGCACCCTCGCTGACTGACTGCTCAACCACGCGCCACCACGCCCCGCCCACGAGCGCGCGCTGTGCGTTGCGGTCGATAGACTCAGGCACGCTCAGCGACGCGCCGTTCGTGACAGTCAGGCCACCGGCTGCGAGGCGCTGTATTTGTTCAGGCATAAGTTTTGCCGAGAATGTCGCCAAGTACTCAAGCGTAAAAACTGACGCCGGGCCATACGTGCCGTCTTCCTGTAACGCGTCATATTCATCGGCGATAAATTCAAGCGTGACAGGGTAGCGGGCAAGACGACGCAAAGCCGCGTTAATCGCGCCGCGCGTGTTTTGAAAAGCTACGTCCACTAAATCGGCCCGCCCGCGACAAACGCCGCGCGGCGTCTGCCCTCAATGCGCCGCCTGAATTTTTCGGGGCCGTCACCGCCGAGCGACGTTGACAAACCGTTTTCAGTCACGCTCACGATTTCGGGAAACTTATTATCGGTAAACAGATAATGACAGGCGGTGTCGATAACCTGCGCGTTATAGTCAGCAGTAGAATAAAAAGCCCGGCGAACATCGCGCCGGGCGTCGTCTAAATACCCCTGCAACTCGTCGTCAGGGATAGCAGCGTTTGACAGACGGCGCTTTATCGCCGCGATAAATTCGGCGTCTGTCATGCTGTGTTTTAGGCTGCTACGTCAAATTTCATGAGAAACACACCGCCATAGTTACGGAAAGCGAGGCCACCCGTAACAGTTTGCGCATAATACTCCATCGACATAGCGTTCACGTTCGACGCTACAACTTGAGGGATAACCGACTGCGCGGGCATGATCAGGGGCTTTTTCTCAGGCGGTGCGCCGACCACGACGAGGGCAAACATATTGCAACCGTTGCCCGCTTCGCCAAACTGATTTGCCGCACGGTAGCCCATGAGGGGGCTTTCTTCAATCACAATGTTTCGCAGAATTGAAGAGTTAGCCGACTGAATCAGCTCACGCAGGTTTTTGTTGAACGTGCCACCTGAAGGGTAGCTTGCCTGTGCGCCGTAAGTTGTGGGCGGCACGAGCAGAACGAGTTTTTCAGGCTGAAAATCAACATACTGCTGTTCATACAGGTTGAAAAGTCGCAACACGTCTTTATAGACATTAGTCGGGTCTGCGTCAGCCGGGAAAGGCGCGGCAACGGTCGCCGGTTTGTAGTTGCGGTTTTGGATAACCTGAACGAGTTTTGTCGAGTTAGCCGCCCATTGTGCTGCGGTTGCGAGCGCGGGCGTTGCGTCGCCTGAGTCGCTAAGCGTCAATTGAATGCCGGTTGAAAGCAGACCATAGTCGCCGCCGTCGTCGCGGTATGCAGCGTTAGCGCCGAAACCGTCGAACAGGGTCAGCTCAAGCATACGCATGATAGCGGTTTGCTGTGCTTCATAATAGAGGTTTTGCAGAACGATGCCCGCGAGGGTAGGTGACGCCGCTTTTTCATAGCCTGCATATTGGTCTTTTCTGCCCTGAGTAATAGTGAAAGGTTGCGCGATTGTGATTGCGTCCTTAAACTGATTTAAGAAAGACACTTGGCCCTGATTTGCGTCAAATTTCAGCGAACCTTGCGCGGCAACGTCACCGTTAAAAATCTTTGGTGAGCCTGACGTGCGTTCGATTGGGAAACGAAAGCGCGAAATGTTTGTGCCGGTCGTGCCGTTTTCGAGTGGCAGCGCGTAAGCGTCGCCTGCCTCAGTTAAGAGGTTTGCAAGGGTCGTTTTTTGGTACTGCTGACGCGCGAGAACGCCGACGTTGACAAAGTTGTCATAAACCGAATTGCCGGCAATGCTGTGCAACGCTTCGCGAACCGCTGCGCCCTCGCCAAGCCCGGCTTTCTGAATTTCGGTTGCGGTCGAAATGATTTGCTGCCCGAACGAGCGGCCAATCTGTTCGAGGCGCGACAAAAGCGCCGTGTCACCGTTTGCGCCGTGCTTCACTTCTGAAACGGCCTTATTGTGCGACACGCTCGCAGGGTTTGCGAACGCTACGAGTGCCGACACCGCGCCGACGTATTCTTTCGCCGCGTTGTCAAGCGACAGGTAGTTCGCCTGCCCGTGTTTGAGTTGACCGCTCAGAACTTTTTGAGTGGTAACGGCGTTATGAAACGCCATAAAGTTTTCGAGGTTTTGACGCGCTGCGTCTTTGCCGCTAAGTTGTTTTTCGCCTAACATATTTTTACTTCCTTACGCTGCGCGCGTTATGGTTGAACCGGGCTTGATTTTCTGTAAAACAAATAGCCTGATTTCAGTTGATTTGTGAGTTGCAGCCCGGCGATGCCTGAAAAGACTGCGCCCTCTGCTGCGACGTTGCCGCCGCTTGACACTGACGTCAGTTTGCCCGCTTTGGTAAAGTAAGCTGTGCTTATGCCGTGTGTCGGTTCGCTGCCCGATACGAACGGCACCGCGTAAACTTCGTTCACGTCGGTAACGACAACCACGCGGTCACCTGCTTTGAAAATTCCGTTAGCCGGGGCGATTGCGCCACGACCCTCAGATTGCAGGCCCTGTTCGATAAAGCCGTATCCGATAATGACGCCGACGTTGTATTCGTCGTCAGAATCAGCCACGGGGCCAAGAACGGCTTTTACGCCGCCGGTCGGGTATTCCTGAATCGAAACGAGTGAGCCAATCGGCACTTCGCCGTCAGTCAGGAGCGCAGCGGCTGCGGTCGGTACGACAAGCGGCAGAGCCGCAAGGCGTGACGCCTTAAACTGAAGCGTTGAATCGGTCGGGTTCGTTTCGCCGATTTGTAGGTTTGGAGATAGTCCCATTTTTTGCCTGCCTTAGATGTTTTTAGAAAAACCGGCAAACGACAAAGAGCCGCTTGCGCTGTGTTCTGCTTCGCTTGTGCGGGGTTCGCCCGCTTCGAGTTCTTTTGCGTGCGCAACTACTGCGCGCGCTTTTGCTGCGATGCCGTCGGCCTTTATGTCGGCGATTTCGGCGAGTGCAGCGAAAGAGGGAGTCACGCGGCCAAAGTCGCGGCCATAGTGCTTTGCGTAAGCCTTAACGACTTCCTGTGCGGGCAGACCGTGTGCAGCTTCAGCGGCTTTGTCGTCAGCGTTTTTTGCCTCGTCGCCGTCTGGCTCTGCGTGGGGCTTTACCGGCTCAGCGTTTGCTGATTCCGTTTTTGGTTTCAGCGCGGCGAGTTCGTCGCTCATTTTTGCGAGCGCGTTTTTCAAGTCGCTGATTTCGTTCGCTTTCGCTTCTTCATTTTTGATTTCCTCAAGGGCGTTTCGGATTTCGTCCTTGTCAACCGCCGGTTTTTCTGTGTCTGCCATTTTTACAATCCCCTTAATTGAATTTTTAAGATTTCGTACAGCATGTCTTACGTGCTGCGCCACGGCCCTGTTTACCTTCGTGATGACAACCACATTTTTGTCGTCGCGGGGGTTTTCCAAAATCGCCAAGTGATTGCAAACGAGGTCGCCGCCGATCATGTCAAATTCTTCACCTTCGGGCGTGGTGCCTTTTTGCGGTTTGTACGTCGCGCGAAAGAAAGCCGACGTGCCGAACTTTTCGGCGTTTTGATTACGCGTGACGTACTCGACGTTTTGCTTTCCGTAGATATAGCCCTCAGCAAAAACGGCTTTCATTTTATCGTTGTAAATTGCTTTGCGAATAAAGCCGTCAGGGCTTGCGTTTTCTTCACGCGTGTTTTTCTCGTGCGTACCCACCGATAGTACAGAATAAAAAACCGACTGAACAAAATCTTTGTCGGCGATTGCTTCAGGCGGGTAGTAAACGCGAACGCGCCCGCCGCCTTCAAAGCCAAGCTCTGCCGCGTCGTATTCATACACGCCAGCGAAAAGTACAGGGGCGGAAAAATCCGCTGTCATTATGTTTTGCTGAAATTCGTGTTTCGCCGTTGTGGTTTGCGGCGCGTTGTGGGCGACTGTGGTACGTAGGGTCATTTGTTAGTGAACAACTTTTTTTGCTGCGCGCTTTGCTTCATCAAGGGTACTATATTTTTTCTCGTTCGACCAGTCGCGCGCCTGCCCGTCGTACCGTAAAACGTAATAGCCCTCAGGCGTTGCAAAATAGTTTACGGTTTTACCGTTTACCTTTTCGCTGCCTGCTTCTTGTAGTGCACCGTGCCCAACGCAGGCGTCAAAAGAGTTTGTAAATTGTGTGATGTTCATTTTTTGTTTACCCGGTCTGCTATTTTCTGCTTTTGTCGTCAATGTATTGACGCGTCTTTTTTTTCACCGCTTCAAGTGTGCTATAGCCACTTGTCCCGTAATCGCCAACCCTGCCGTAGAACAGCCCGTCTTTTTCATAAAATAGTGCTTCGATGTTATTGTACGTTTCACGGGCGACGGGCACCGGTGCATGACCCACGCAGGCGTCAAAAGAGTTTGTGAATTGCGTTATGTTCATTTTTACCAGTTTATTTTTGCGCCGAACTTCTTTTCGACTGCTTCGACCATTTCAGATTTTGTTTGCGTCGAAATGCCGGGATTAGATTTCAAAAACTTTTCCATGTCTGCCACAGAATTGATTTCTTTGAGAAATAGCTTAGCCGGGCCGTACGCGCCGGGGTAGTCGCCATGCCCCACGCAGGCGTCAAAAGACTGAGTAAATAAAACAGCGTTCATAAGGCGCGGTTAGCGCAGCAGGCATACATTGTCAAGCAACTACCACAAAATCAATTAGCGGCTTGCCTTTCGAGGGTTCAGCAAAGCAGCGGCAATTGTGACTTGCCAAACTGTTAGCATAATATGCCCCTGTCTCAGTTTCAAAATTAAACACATAACCGGAGTAATTAGAATGAATAACACACAACGCGCGCACGAAATCTTGCGCACCAACGCCGCCCAAATCGTCAAGCTGTACGTCAGCGGGCTTAGCGAATTGGCCTGCGCCCGGCGTTTTAGGATTAGCCGCTTGCTTATTCGTCGCACGATTCTTGCGGCGGGCGTCACCCCGCGCACCGGGTCGCAGGCTAACTTTTTGCGAATGGGTCGAATGACGCACAAAGAAAAACAGGCGCTCACGAAAAAAGCTAATAAGGCGACACGCGGTAAAAAACAGACGGCTGAGTTTCGGGCCAAAGTCGCGCAGGGTCGATTTCGTAATCAGCCCGCGCACCTGATCGGCGTCGGCGAAAAAGAATTTGCCGAAAGACTTAAACGCGAGGCTATAGATTTTGTCGCACAAGCCCCCGTCGGCGGCAATAACATTGATTTCGTGCTGTGGCAAACCGTCGCCGTGGAATTGCGTTGCGAGGCCGTCAACCCGGCGCGGCGTGCTGACCAACTGAAAAAGATTAAAAAGTTGCTCAGCGGTGGCTACGTCACGTTGTACGTTCTGCACAACTCGCTTGAGCACTTGACCGGGAATCTTGACGAGCTTGTCAAAGCGTTGCACGTCTTGCGCAGCGACCCACCCGCGCGCGGTCAATACCGGATGATTCGGTGTCAAATGGAGCGCCCCCGCGCTCGAAAAAATTGTGGTGAGCTTGCCGCTATAAAAACGCCGGTAAAGCGTTTTTATCTTACTATCGAAGATTATGCGGCTTGACCCGACAACGCAACCATAATCCGAAGCGACGTGCCCCGTGTGTTTGTTGCCGTACTCGTCAATGGTCGTGGGCGGGTTTGTCCACAGAAAGGTTTTACCGTTTAGCATTCTGTGCGTTTTTCTGACTCGCGAGTCTTCTTGCGTGCACCACTTGTAACGGTCGCCAAGGTCGCCAATCACAGCATCGTTTATTTTCGCGCCAAGGTCGAACGCGCCTTCTTCGCCGATCTGCTCAGCCTTTTTCGCCATTTCGTCCTTGAACGAAAACACACCGAAAACATTTTCGCCGTTTTTGCGTTGCTCAGGGCTGAGGTAAACTTTATTTAGTAAACGCTGAACGTCGCCGGGGGACTCTTTGCGCAGCTTCTCAAATTCTTCGACCGCGAGTTTATTTTTCTTAGCGTCGGCCACAACCTTTACTGTTGCGGCAAGGCTTTTCTGTTCGCGTAGCCACTCATAGCCCTTAGCCTTAATCGTGCCGGGCCAAATGCGAATTTCTTTTTCGCGGTAATACTCTTTGAGCGCGCGTTCATAGCGCATACGAAACGTGTCGGCCTTTTTGAGTAGTTCTTTTTCGGCGTTGACGCTTTCTTTCGACTGACTGCCCCACTTCCAGACCGTCAGCGCAAAGTTGCGCACGATCTTTTTATATTTTGGGGCGAATTGTTCAAAGACGGTTATCACTTAGCGAGGGGGCTTAGAATTAAGCTCACTAATTGCTTTGTTGCGGGCGTCTTGAAACGACGTGCCGCCGGGGCGTTCGCGTGAATCTAACTCAATGATAAAATATGAAAACGCGCCACGCTCATCGGCCCAAATCTCGACCGTATACCCCCGATGCTGAAACGTGGGAAACTCTACTGTGCCATTAGTGTGTTGCTTTCCGCGAAAAGCCTTAGTGTCAGCAGCTACGTCGTGCCCGACGCAAGCGTCAAACTCTTTCAAAAATTCAGTTGCTTTCATTTTCCCTCACTAAGTCAAATCAGCCGGCGCAGGTTCGCCGCCCGGTAAATCTACGTCATCGCGTAAAACGCCAAGCGCACGAAAACCGTTTTCTAATTCGCGGCTGTCATTCATCGAAACGAGGTTATCGATTTTCTTTTTGTCTTCGTCCAGTTTTTCGCTTTCGGTGTACTGGTAGAGCGGCGCAAACTCAACGTCGAATTTGCCCGCAAGGTCTTTGTATTTGCCAAAGCGCGCGTCGTAAGTCAAAACCGTATCGACAATAAACTTGAAAACTGGTTCAATTTTACCGCGCTGAATATCTGAATGAATGTCGGCGTTCGTGGTCATCACGTTAAAGTTGTTCGCCTGATAGGCAGACGACGAGCCGAAATAAAAGTCGGAGTGCATACCGGCCTGTATGCCGATAAATTCTTTTAGCGCGCTCGCGATGTCCGCGAAGCCGGGCGAAAAATTCGACGACAAAATCTCCATTTCGGTACCCGAGTCGATGCGCGTTATGTCGTTCAACGTCAAAGTTTTGTTTATGTTCGCCAAGTTCTTTTCAAGCGCAGCGAGTAAGGCGTCGTTCATGCCTTCGCCGTTGTGCTTTTGAATGATCGTCTGAGCGCGCACGCATAAAACCTTTATCGTATAAATGTAAAGGTTAATTGCCTCTGCGGCCTCGCGTAATTGCGCAACGCGGTTTTTACCCACGCCCAGCATCGGCTCAAAGCCAGGGCAAAGAAACTTCGCGCTGACGTCGTTTTTCAAACTGTAACCGAGGCAGAACAACTCGCCCACGTCGTTTGTGTCGTCAATAGCAGAGAAACGCGAGCGCGTCGCATACGAAAAATAAGAGTCGTTAAACGCGGTAAACGTCACGCGCCCGTTTCTCTGCACAGGTACGAGCAGCGAGCCGCGCGGCGAACAGTCAGAATAGAGAAGCATTTTCGCGAGCGTTTCGCGCAGGTTCATTTTGTTGAAATGATCGGCGAGGGCTTTTGTCAGTTCTTTGTCGTCGAAAACCGCTTCGGGTAAATCGCGCAGCGCATACGCTATCGGCTTGTCAACGATCTTAGAAAGCGTCGGTATAGCGAGGTAGTCTTTATAGTTATACAGGTAGGGCGTGTAGTCAATGTAATTGCCGACAAGCGTCGGGTCTTTCATCGAATTGATTTGCAGGCCGACGTTTGAATAGATGCTGTGGTGTACTTCTTTGAACGCCGCGTACTCTTTCGTACGGCGTGTGTCCACCGTGCCCCGGTTTTTGAGTTCGTGCCCGACGTTGTAAATCTGCGTTTCGAGCGGCGTTGCCACTTTGGCATACTTTTGCGCCGTGCGGTTTTGCCATTGCACAAACGCAGAAACTAAATCGCCGTTCTGCTGCGGGCCGGGCGTCAGCCGTGCGGCGCGTTCATTCTCATAATCGCGTTTTATCTGCTCAACAAGGCTGTGAAACGTATTAGACGACACGACACTTGACACCTGATCTATAAGC